CCTTGATCAGATAGTTCCGCGTGACATCGGCTGACCTGTTCAGTGCCAGTGCGCATGCATACGGTATCTGATCCGCTACCGCATTCAGGCTTTCGGCGGCCTTCTGCAATTCGGCATAATCGAATTCGATCTTGAACATCGGCCTGCACCTTTTGCGCGCCGACTATATGTCTGGGTCAGTGTGCCGTCCATCGTCCAGTGAAATCTGCACCAACTCCAACGTCTCCAGCACCGCTTGCATCCGTTGCGTCTGGTAGTCGGCGAGAGATTGACGGAGCTTTCCGTTGGCGATCAGCCGGGCATAGACCCGCTTGCGCTGATCCAGTTCGCGCTTCACCTCGTCAATCTGTTCTCCGATGCTGATCATCCTTTGTCCTTTGCCTCGCAGGCAACCTGATCCGAATAATCACCGTTTTTGGCAACCACTCTGAGCTTTGGCACGAGTGCGCGATTGGCAATCCCGCCGACGAATTCCAGCGCCAAGTCATGCCGCAGTGTAGCAATGTTGGCGCAGACAATCTTGATCTGTCGCAGCGCCACCTCCATCGCCTCGATGTGGTCGGCGGCTTCCATAACCAATGGGATTGTCGCGTTGAGCCGCAAGCGCTGTGGAAGATCGCTCATACCCGCCCCTTCGCCTCTGGTGGAAACGTGATGCCCTCGCCCAGCTTCCATTCGAAGCAGGTCAGATCGCCGCCGTCCGTGATGATGACCCTATCGACCACGCCCGCCGCAACCGCCACGTTGTTCGTATAATGCCGCGCAGCCTTGACCGCCTCTTCCGCGCTGACGTAGCGCCGCACATATTCGTGGGTGCCATCGATAAAGAATTGGCACACTGAAAAATGTTCGCCCATGCACGCGCTCTCCATATCGCAATCGCGGTCGCACTCTCTGCCGGTGCGTGAACAGATCGGCTTCATGCCATCGGCCTTCCGTGATTTGCTTTTGATTTCGCCCATGCGATCTGCCGCGACTTGATCCAGCCGCGCGTGTCGTCAGATATGCGGCTTGCGGGCATCACGCCAGCGATCCGATTGTCTGGCCACACCTTCAGCCGGTCGCGGTACTGGTTCGCTGCCCACCCCGCCTTGTACCCGCGCATCGCAGCATATGCTTTCAACTCCGCGAGGAACGCCGCCTTGTCGAGCATGTCCAGCTTGGATTGCGCTGGCTCTTTCGGCTTCGGCTTCAACTCCCGCAGTTCACCCGCGTCGGCCTTCACCTTGTTCACCACTTCGGCCTTGAACCCGCACGCTGGACAGAGCGACAGCTTGGGCGGCTTCATGTAGGCGCATTTCGGGCATTCCTTCGGCAGCGCGATGGCCTCGATCCTGTTTTCGTGCATCGGCGTTTTGCCATCGTGCAAGCCCACATAGCTGTCATCAATATCGGTGACGAAGCCCAGCCGGGTGTGGTTGTCGCTGTGATCGAGGATCAGGCAATCGTCCTTGCCGTTCGCCGTGCGCAACCCGCGCCCCACGATCTGGACGAACAGCATGTCCGACTTTGTCGGCCTGCACATCGAGATGCAGCGGACATCCCAATCAATGCCGACCGTCAACGTGCCGACGTTGCAAACCACCTTCAGATTGCCGCTGTGGAAATCCCTTTTGATCTGCCTGCGCTCATGATCCTTGGTGAACGCATCCTGATATCCGCACGCCACGCCCTTCGCCTGAAATTGCGCTTGCAGATGTTTTGCATGCGCACGATCCACCGCGTAGCACAATGTCGGGCGGTCCTCGCCCAGCGCGAGCCATGTATCCACGGCATCGGCGACCAGCTTGCTCTCTGACATCTTCGCGGACAGTTCGCCTTCGTGATAGTCGCCAGCGACCGTCTTGATGCCCGACAGATCAGGATGCGACGGCGCATAGACGCGGAACGGCGACAGCGTGCCCAGATCGATCATGCCTTGGATGGTGCCCGCCTTGTGGAAGTGGTCGTACCAACTGCCAAGACCTTTCGTCCACGGCGTTGCGCTCAATCCGATGAACGGAATGTTCGCCCACTCTGGCCTCTTGTCGCCGCTCAACCAGCGTTCGTAAAATTTGAACCACTTGTGGCATTCATCGATGATGACGAAGTCCGCCTTCGGCAATATCGCGCGCTTCATCAGCGTCTGGATCGATGCGACTTGGATCGGTTGCGACCAGTCGGTCATGTGATGGCTCGCTTGGATCACGCCGACGTCGTAAATCTTCTGGCTCGCGAACATCTCGACCGTCTGATCCACCAACCCGATCTGGGGTACTGTGAACAGGACTTTTTTGTTGCGCTGTCTCGCACTCTCCACCAGCGCCGCCGACAGCACGGTTTTTCCGTAGCCGGTTGGTGCCTGCATGCAGATGCGGCGTTTCTTTTCCGCGACCGCATCGCGCAGCGCTTCGATGGCTTCCTTCTGATCGTCTCGCAGTTCACGCATCAGACTTGCTCTCCTTCCGGCGGATACGACACTGCCGACCTGATCGACTTGCGAAATTCCTCCAGCGCCGCCCATGTATGGGCATCGAGCGCCACGCAGTGATCGCCACCAGCGCGTGGTGCGCGCAGCCAGATTTGCTCGCCGTCGAAGCTCGCATACAATCCATCGCCAAGATAAGTTTCACCTGTCATAGCCAAGCGCCCTTTTGATTTCCGCGATCACCGCGCGCCACGATTTCACTTCCTCTTCCAGTTCGCTGATCCTCTTCAGCGCCGCTTCCAATTCCTTTTTCTTACCCGCCATTTTGTTTCTCCTGCGCCCCCAGCACGTCGTTCCAATCTCCGACCTTGGTCGGCATCAGCACCTCGATGCGCCGCGCCGTTCTCTCGCGGTGCGCTTCGAATGTCAGGCGCTTGGCGAGCGCATACGCCGCCGCCTGCCCCGTGTAGCTCGCATCGTTGTCGGCGAATATCGTGATCGACCTCACGCCATCCGGCGGCACCCATTGCTCCAGCATCGTCGCCGATGTCGTCGCCCACACCGGCATGCCGTAGATCATCGACGCGGACAGCGCAGTCTCGATGCCCTCCGCAATTCCCATCTCCACAGCCACAGGTCCAAGACGGATTGCACCACCCTTCGGCAGTTCGCCCGGCATGAACATGCGGAACGGCGTCACGTCCGCCTTGTGCCCGTTCGGCTTCAGATACGTCCGATGGATTTGCTTCGGCTTCCCCTGCGGATCGCACATCTGCGCAATCATCGCGGCCATGCGCGTCTGCGTCGGATGGTGGTCGATCACTGTGGCGCGCAGCGGTGTCAGGTTCGCCCCGGTGATGTCGATGCCCCTGCGGATCAGGTACATGCCCGCGTGGTTCTGTTCATGCACCCGCGCCGCCGCCATCCACATCCTGTTCAAGTCTGCGCTGGATGTGCCCGGCTTCAGCTTGATGACCCGCGCCGACCGCGCAGGCAGATTGCCGATGATCTTGTCCACCTCGTCGGCGGCTTTCTTGAAATCCCAACCGTGATACGTCTGGAGGAATTTGAAGCCCTTGCCGTTGCCGCACTGCGAACAGAAAAAATCACCGTCGCCTTGCTTGTCATCGAACCGGAAGCGATCCGTGCCGCCGCAGAACGGACAGGGCTGATGCTTGCCATTGAGAAAGCTGGTTGGGATGCCCAGCGCCGGTAGGATTTCGCGCCAACGTCCATGCGCTGCGGTGATCGTGTTTTTCTCGATCATTGCGCCCACTCCGGTGGCTCCATTGCCTCGATTTCCTCCAGAGCTTCCATCTCCTCTTCGGTAAAGCGGCTCTTCGCACTGGTGCGATGCACATAGGTCACGCTCTCTTCCTCACCGATGTGGTTCAGATATTTCCACAACAGAATTTTGTAATCGATCATGACTTCCACCATCGTTGCAGCCGGATCAACGCGAACGCCGTTGCTCGCATCGCTGCAATCATCCAGATCAGGAGAATTGCGCTGAAGGCGAAGAATATCAGCCAGAGCATTTTCAGCGTGCTCAACGGTGATGGAATGCGCATCACAGGTTTTCCCGCGCCACGTCGAAATTGATGCAGACGGCGGTCCCGTCTGAGTTGTCGAGGTCGTCAGTGTGCGCTGGCCACACCGTCACGGGCGGCCTGCCCCGGCAGTACAGCGTGATCACTCCGCTCGCACTGCGCGCCATCGTGATCTGATCATCGTGGTACAGTTCGCCGGTTTTCAATTTCGCCATCATGTCGTCGCCTTCGGATTGGTGCCCTTGGCGCGCGGGTTGGTGC